TTTTCGCCTGTGTACCCCATAGCAAGAATAGTAAATCCATCCCTTGTTATAAAATACATAGGTTGCTTATGGTTTTGCTGATTCATATAATCCGACTGCACGAAATTGAGCCGTCGAAATTCTTCACTACATTTCATTTCTCTAATGTCTTGCAAAACTCTTTTGTGTTCCTTTTCAAAAGTTTCTGCCACATCCCGACTTGTCACAACAATAGTTTCTCTCTTGTTTAATTTCTGCATTTCAACTAACATACCATTTTCCTCCTTTATGGCTTAATTTTTTGCATTAAAAAAGGACTACGCATTTCTGCACAGTCCTTTTCTCTCTATTCAATTTTTAGCACCATTACCGCCACGATTATGCCAAATTCCACTTTCATTGGGTAGGACACCATTTCTGATACCCTTTGTGATTTGATATTGAGTGATTATCTCCCCACCCTATAAAGAGTAGGGAGATTGGATTTGGTGTGGTTAATCCCCTATAATCGCGAAAGCCGGGCGCACGCCATAAGCGTTGGACGCGCCGTAGCCGCCGACAAGGCCGTTGCTGTGGACATACGCGAAATGCGACACGGACACGACCGAGCGCAGCCACCAGTACGCACGCGTTGTAATGAGATCGGGTCTCTCCTGGAAGAGTTTGATCTGGCATTTGTCAATGCCTGTCTCATAGCCGGGATGCGACGCCCACACGTTGCATCCGTACACCATAACCTCGTTCATGAGGTCAATGTCTGAATCCGTCCACGCCAAGAGGGACTGTCTGAATTAAACTCATTTACCTTTCCTCCTTTAGTCTGTTGTTTTGGTATATTGAATTGTGATGACTCCAGGTCGTTCACTAAATGTAACGGCATTAGCTGCACATCTGATAACATTAGAAGTCATTCTAACATAAGCTCTTAAGAAATAATGATGTGATGTCTGTGTAGTAGGAATCCAATCGTCACCAAAAAGGTGTGTAGAAGAATCTGAATCTAATGTGTATTACTACCTGAACCAGAACCACTACCTGTTGGAAATGTTTGTACCATTGCCATAATTTATTTCCTCCTTACTTAATTACTTTCATATTTAATCTGATAGTCTTATGTATCTAATAGCAGGAAAACAAGTTAGTGTTGAATCACTATTTTGAAATCCATTTAAATACCAATTTTGACCTGCACTTGCGAAAGTTATCACTGTAGTAACTTGCATTATAGTCGTTTCCCCATCTACAGCGTTTTGAGAAACTGCATTATATCTATCATCAGTTGTCGAACCACTCGTACTTGAAAATACTAATCTTCTTATTCCTGTTGAGTTTGCGGAAAAAGCACAAGAACCTATTATTAAATATTTTCCAGCTGAAGGTACTGTCATTGTTGCTAATAATGTTCCAGTATTATTTGGTAAAGATACTTTAGTAGCTGTCCCAATAGTTATATATTTTAAATCAGTCGATGTAGACAATTTGCTAGTACTAGGACCTGTGTCATTACAAAAAATAGACCAAATATTATTATTACCACTGAAAAGTGTTTCTATTGTTCCAACAACATTGCTTGAAGTGACTCTACCGTTAAAATTGCACCACTTGTTTTCAATAATCACATAAAAGTTGACAAGTCCTGTTTTATTTTGATTTTTTACATAATTCCATATTTCAGTTGCTACGCTATCCATATCGTTAAAACTTGCACTTGGAAGTGTTAAATCCCCAAGAATAATAGTATCTTGTTTTCCGTTCCAAGTTGTTTTTTCAGTATCTGTTACTAATCTATGTGTACTGTCATCTGTCAAATCAGATAAACTTGCTGGTATTTCTGTTTTATTTGCTTTATTTGTACTCAAAGCACCGAGTGCACCCTCTACTGTAGTCCTGCTTGCTCCACCTATCGTTAGTGGAGTTTCAAGCGTTTTGTCCTGTTTATCATCTTGTAAGTCGGATATATCCGAAGTATTTTGTGCTATTGCGGTTTCAATATCCCCTGTCGCACTCTTTAACTCCCATGTTGTGCCATTAAAGCGGTAGATACCGCCTTGAATCAGAGCCTTTTCCCTCTCGTAGTAGGTCTTTCCTGTCGTTACTGTGGTGTCGGTCGATAATGTGTAATCCGTTCCATCAGATTCATACCACCCTAATTCCTGTGGATTCTCACTACCTGTAGGTGTGACCGCATTGTAGGTGTAGGTATCTGCACCAATATACACAACAAAATCATTTAAGACAGGACTTTGTGGCATTTCTCTCACTTTCTGCAAGGCAAACAGGAAAATTGCCTGTGAATCAACTGGAGAAATCCCTGCCCTTGTCACTTCCCTTGCGACAAGATAGGTCGTGCCGTCCTTGTCGTTTATGACTAACTTATAGTGGGATTTTTCCTCGTCCGTCAAATCTTCCCAATGATTATCCTCCGTCTCATAAAAAATCGGTGTGTCAGAAGAAATCACCTCTCCGTCAATGATGATTCCGTCTCCTGCGGTCAAGTCGGATGTGGAAATCAGATTCCATCCCCTGCCTTGAATCAAGGTCGTGTCGGATTCTGAATCTCTGTCATATTCCGTCGTGCCAACTGTGATTTTGCCTGTTCCAATGGATTCAATCGTTCCGATTTCCGCACCCTCGCTATCATAAACAGAATCACCAGCGGATGGGGTTTCAATTTCAGTAAAAATCGTGGTGTCGGATTCTGTCCATGCAAAAAGTGGTATCTCTACCCCTTGTGCGTACTCATAGATACCGCCTTTTTTATATTGGCTTGTAGTCGTGCCTGTGAATAAAACCGTTTCCTTATCAGACGGATTACTCGGCATGGCTATCACTTTTTTTAATCTGCTTTTTATGTCCTGTGCATAGCTTGGCAAAATAGCTTCTAAATCGCCAAAACTTGCAAAATTCTTGTCAGACATACACTCACTTCCTTTCTGCTATGGATTTACTCTTTTATCCTCAAAAAAATCAATCTGAAATAATACCAAAATGCCTATTATGGTTAGTCTAAAAGTGCAAGGAGTGAGTTAATCTGCTCGGTCGTAAGGCTGTTCGGCTCTGCCGCATTGATAAGCTCAACAACGGTCGTTTCGCTTGCCTTGCTTGCGTCCCACTCATTCAGCGTGTAATACGTCTTGGAAACGTCTACGGTCGTATCTGTGGATAAGGCGTAAACTCCACCGTTTTCCTCATACCACCCCTCTTCTGACGGATTCTCTGTTCCAGTAGGCGTTACCTCGGAATAGGCTTCATAGTCGGATGTGAACTGATACAGTTTGCCATCTTTAACAACCACATCACCGGTATTATAGGATTCTGTGTTATCAAATTCTCCTGTTATCATATCCCTGACTGCTTTTATTTTTTCTTCCAATTCGTCTACATTTACAAAGTTACCAATCACATCAAAACTGAATGACGGTGTAACATTCTTCTCGTAATATGTTTTTCCACTGTCAACCGTAGTATCTTCTGTTGGGATATAATCTGTTCCGTTTGCTTCATACCATCCCTCTTCTGACGGATTCTCTGTGCCTGTCGGCGTGACTTCATCGTAAGATGTGGTAGAAGTGTCCGCAACAACTACATTCGTTCCTGCCAAATACTTCTTTCCTGCACCCTCAATGAAACGTGTGTCCGTTTCAAAATCATCTGATACATTGTAAACATAGCCAACCATAGCAGATGTAAGGACAGAGGGAAGATTTGCGAATGTAACAGAACCTCTCGGTACATAAGCACCGCCCAAAGAAGCGAATTTGTCAGCAATCTTCTGTGTTATTTGTGTGGCGTTTTTATAATTTACAAAGTTATCACTCATTTTGTTTTACCTCCTTAAAGTAAAGATATAAGTGCATTGGTTTATTTGAAAAAATAGGCATTTTGGATTATCCATTTACCCTAAAATATCTAAAAGGGATTGTACCTGTGTGTCGGTCAATCCCTTTATCTCCATTGTTTCTATGTTCTGCCATGCGTAGGTTGGTGTCGCACCGCTTGAATCTTCCACGCATTTATAAAAATAGCCTGTGGCATAGTCGGTCGTGGTATCACCCACATACTGCACGATTCTGTCTTTCATGTTCTCTGTTGCTGTCGGCATGGTGGACAACTGCACTACGTTATGTTGTGGTTTCCACTCTGTACCATTCCACAAGTAGAAGCATATATCCGCTATACAGTAATACATCTTTCTGTCTGCCGCCGTAAATCTTGCAGGGAGCAGGGCTTTTGTTTCGACAATATCATAAGAGCCATCTGGTGAGCCTATCTCATTCCATTTGGTATCATCAAAAACAGTATCGCTGTTTTCGGTAATACATCTGTAAAAGGCACTCGAATAAATCACCAAATCCCCATAGTGATACGTGTTTCCAGCTTCCCACACATAAATAGGTGTGCCGTCCTCAACATACATCTTGGTTTCCTTCTTCGTGCCGTCCGTTCCTGTCCATTCAAACGTGACGATATTCTGCCCATCTTTCTTTTCTACCGACTTGACGGTACAGTTTGCACCTTTTAACGCACCCAGACCGATTACCGTGTCCTCGGTGTACTTCTTGGATAGGGCAAGGGTTATTATGTCCATGTGATTACCTCCTTTATCTATTTCACGATCAATTTTTTTACACAACAAAAAAGCACCGACTTTATTAAGGGAAATAAAGCCGATGCCCTTTATGGAATTTTGAGGTTATTTTATTGGCAATTTATCAGCAAAGAAATTGTATTTTTATTTTAGCATGTCAATTTATATCAGTAAATAGTAACATTTTGTAACATTTGTCACTTCTTTTCGATTTTTAAGTATTCCTGACCGTATCTTTTCTCAAATTCAATCAATGCCTTGCCATGAAGCCTGTTAATCTGCATCCTTGAATAGTCCATATCTCTAGCGATCTTGTTAAAGCTCTTACCCTCAACATATCTCGAAGAAAGGATGTAGTAATAGTTTGAATATTCAATACCGCCGGATTTAATCATGTCATCCAACTGGCACATGATCTTTTTCCGAAGCCTTATGTATTCCTCTACCTTGTCTGCTGTTTCATTTTTTGTGTCAACGATTTTTTCAACGGCATTTGCAAGACGGTCAACTTTTAAAGATGTTTGTACTTTTTCCTCGGAATATGAAATTTTAACACTGGTAGCCATTGTTTCTAACTGGTGCAGATCAACTAATTTAATCCGTATGATCTTATCCAGTCTGCTGATCTGTTGAAGATATTCCTTAGTCGTCATTTTTACCACCGTCCTTTTCATTCTCTAAGATTTTTATTGCTTCTCTTAAAACTGTTCCTTTTTCTGACTGATCTATCGCTTTTCGTATGCGGTCTTTGTATGTTTTTTGACGTTCTCTTTGTGGTGTATCCATGATTTCCCTCCCTTAAAATGGACTTGGCATTATCCTAGCCACGCTTTTTCTTTGACCTTTTGTCAACCTTATGCAGAAATTTGAAAATGTATCAGGTACATCATCATGTGGATTTTTCCCTGATACAGAATACCGAAGCAACTGTGACATCATTTCTCCGTATTGGTCTTTCGCACTATACATTGACCTGTCACGGAAAATAATATGTTTCATTACCCAGCTGGAGCATTGAAAGATTCTCGCTTCTTTATTTGTTTCTGTTGCCCGGTCTGTGATTTTGCATACCCATCCTTTTTGTTCCACTCTTTTATTCACTTCCTCTGCTACCCTGTCACCGCCCATGTTGCTCTCAAACTCGCAATCATTCATTTCATTATCAACAATCAGATTAGCCGCATATTCATACTGATACTCATAATCTGCCGAATTATTGCACATAGCATCTATACAGTAATAATCCCCCTCATATCCCTCAAACTCTACAAGCACAGGTAAAACAAAATAATCTGTCCCTTTTCCTTTACAGTCGCACTGCCCCGTGATTCTCTTGATTCTTGTATTTGGTAAGTCTTTGTATCGCCTTATATTGCTTTCCGGGTAAAGAAGTCCTTCACGTTCAATCGGTTCTTGTTTATACAGGCACTTGTAAGAAACTTCATCCATTGTCAATGCTTGGTCGTTAAAGAAAGCAACCGACATTCCATTGTATTTATAGGCAAAATTACTTTCTCCTGTCTTTGGGTCTATATCAGGCACAGAAATAATCTTTGTCCTGTCGCTATCCCCATACAATTCAATGATTCTTCCGATAACGTCTTTTGTACTCCACCTTGTCATAATGATTATTTCTTTGACATTTTCATTTAATTTTCTCTGTTTTAAGTCTACGCCGTATATTCTCCATATCTTATCAAGGATTAGTGGATTTAAGGCTTCTTCGATAGTTCCGATCAAGTCATCACAGTATAGATATTTGTTTGTACGCACTTTTCCAGCATTTTTAGAGCCAATGGAAGAACATTGTATGCTTGAATACGGCTTGTACTTCCCGAAGTTGATTTCCTGTGCTTTTGCATTGGTGGATTGTAGCTTTACATCCGGGAAAATCTCCTGCCATGTATATTCAATATTATCTGTGGTAATATCATAAATTCCTCTGTAAAATTTCTCTGTAATATCATTGTTATGTGAAAAAAACAAACTGTAATCTTTTGGGTATTTCCCAATTATCCACGAACAGAAAAACTTTTCTAGCGTAGTCTTTTGCGTACCCGGAGGCATTGATATACAAACCCTGTCGTACTTGTCATCCTCTAAATCTTGCATAGCTTGTATAAGTCCATGTTTATTCAACTGCTCCATTTTAGGAGCGTAAAATTTCTCGCTTTCTTCCCTGTTCTTTTCAAGATACAGTAAATAGCTCTCAAACAGGTAATGCGCCTCGTATTTCATTGTTTCCCAATATAGATTCCCATATTCTTCCTGCGTGGTCTGAATATGTAAAGCCTGTGAAGCCTGTTTGACGTACTTCGACCATTTGAAGCAATAGTCTCTTTCCTCTGGATATTCCTTAATCATCTGTATGCACATTTCCAGTATGCCAGACAACTTATCGTAGTCCAATCCGCTTTTCTGTATGGAATTTCTTAGAATTTCGATTCCTCTTTTATACTGATTCATAAAGAAAGAGACTCCTTTCGTTAGAATGAAGTCTCTTTTCGACTGTTACATACCCTCATCACGGATATGCCGATAGAATTTTTATTTTTCTGCTGCTTTTTTGCTATACTCTTTCAATTTCTTTACTGGCTCATATTCTTCACATTGAGCAAAATCTTTTATATATTGATTTCTTCCTTGTCCGCATAATATCTGAAATTCATCAGGATAAATACATTCTTCACATTTCATCTTACCACAACCTTTGTTTCTTTTTCTGCAATAGAAATTCCTTTAGGTGATTTCCTAATTTCCACGTCTTTCCCTTTATGTAATATTTTTGCTATCACTTCTGCATTGTCAATAACAAATAACTTTAATTCCCTTACGGTCATTTAATCACTCTCCTGTTTCAGCAACCCTTTTATAATCTCTTTCATCTGTTCTATGGTTATTAACTTTGTGCCATTTTCTATATGATTGTCTATAATTTCAAGATATTCTTCTCCACTTTTTTCTAACAGAATGTTTTTATTTCTCAATACTGAAATAAAATCTATCTTATCTCCCCTGCTTATAAGACCTAATTGCGGAGTATTTAGGTATAAAAAGCTTAATCTTATGCCCTTTTTTCTATTGACGATTAAGCAATCTTTCCTGTAATATTCAATGTTCTTTTCTTCTTGAAATTCTTTCCAAAATTCTCTATACAAATTTTCCATTTCCATGTAATGCGTAGTGACAACTAAAAAATTTGTCATTTAATCACTCTCCTGCCTTGAAATTATATATCGGCTTAATAACTTTTTCAATCTCTACAGTATCACCAATCTTGGATATGATTTCCTCAATCGGCTTATATGCCATCGGACTTTCATCAATCGTGCTTTCATCAACAGAAGTCGTGTATAATCCATACATGCTCTCTTTATATTCTTGCATGGTCACAGTCTTTTTTGCCTGTCCCCTCGAAAGAACCCGTCCGGCTCCATGCGGTGCTGAATAATTCCAGTCCTCATTACCTTTTCCATGTCCTAAGATACACCCATCACGCATATTTATAGGGATAATCGTTATGATAATGCTTAAAATCATTCCCTAACCCTCTTTGTAATATATCTCCTGCCATCATCCAAGACAAGATATTTCTTTCCGCATTTACAATTTATCTCCACCTTTTCATCACTGGCAAGCGTTTCAATTTCATTTGGGTACAGGAAGTGGTGGATTTTGCAGAATGGACATTCGACTTCAATCATAAGATTACTCCCTTTCTTCGTGTTCCTCATACCATCTATCTAATTCATTTATAACAACATTGGCACTATATGTCGGTTTACTTAATCTTACCGTCCTATTGCTCAAGACCTCCTCGTAATTCTGTACGATGTACCTTGCGTTATCTCCATCGTATTCATAATCCACATAAAATTTATAAAATGACTTTATGCTTATTATGAACCGAAAAAATCTCTTAATATCGTCTATTCTCCAGTTTACTCTTTCTTTTACAGTTATTTTAATAGCGGACATTCTTTCCCCCTTATAAAAACAGTCATTTATATTCAGTCATTTATTCTACCTCCCTGTGCTACCAAAACCGCCCTCTCCACGGTCTGTTTCTGGCAATTCGTCTACCTGTTCTAACTCAACGTATGGTATCGGCAGAATGACAATCTGTGTTATCTTGTCTCCTTTGTTGAATTTGTATGTATCATTTGACAGGTTGTAAAGTTTTACTTTGATACTCCCTGTATATCCTGCGTCTATCGTTCCATCAGCGATAATCCCATGTTTCACATTCAATCCGCTCTTTGACTTTATCATGCCGACATATCCAGCAGGGATAGCCATGTGTACTCCTGTGTCGATGGTTGCTGAACCGATTTTGCACCCTGGAGCCATTGGAATCCATTCTGTTGTGCCGTCACTTTGCGGAACATTGTATGTGCATGGCACTGTGAAATCATCCGGGGCTAATAAATCAAAACCACCATCTGTTTCATATGCTTTTTGTGGCATTATTGCATTTTCATCCAATTTTACGTTTATTTTCATGGCTTATACTCCTTTTTCAAAATCTCAAACATCACGCTATCTCTTATTTTCCCATCATGTGTCATGCAATTCTGTCTTGAATATCCGTTTATCCTGCCACCATGCCTTTTTATGAACTTTTGATAACTTTGAATGACAGGATTCCCGGTAACACAGAAAAACTCAATCCTGTTAAAATTGTATTTGCAGAATATGTTATTTATAACCTTGTAAACATCCATTATAAACTCCATATTTCCAATATCGAATGAAATGATATTAAAATTATTTGCCGACCTTATAGACCAATTTACCCAGTATTCAATGTATCCGATCACATCATTATTTTTATCTACAGACGCAAAACAATGTTTTTCGTAATTATTATCAGGAAATTCGTTTACACAATTCCCTGCTCCGTCTGAATAGAACATATATCTATCATCATACCATGTTTCAAGGAATTTCCTCTTCAACTCATCCTCATACAGTTGTGCTGTCTTAATCATTTCAAATTCTCCTTGTATATCGGATCATGCTTATAAATCGGTTTCCATTCGTCACTATACTTTATTTCATCATCTGACGTATCTTTTTCTTTTAGTTTCCCAACACGGCAATGCCACCTTGCATATTTTATGGGATTGCCCCATGTATCACAGGCAAGCATTTTCCTGTCACGAAAATATTTCACCATTTTACGGTAATAAAATAGCGACTTTATGAAATCAATTATCATTTCCCGTTACCACCAAATTCTTCTTTATCATTTTTTCTTTCCCCATTCAAACCCAAAATCAGTACGCTTAATCTTGCATTTAGGCTCTCCATCAATCCAGAACACAAGTCCCTCAATATATCCTACTCCAACAGGTTTAGACAAAAATTCTTTAATCCCCTCGAAACTTCTTTCGACATAGACAATATCCCGACCATGTGGAATAAGTATATCATCATCAAAATTATACGGATTTGTCGTAAAATGCTTTCCGACTGCTTCAAAAGTCTGGTATTTATACTCTGGATAAGCAAATCCCCTTGATTCATCATCCCTTGTGATAATTTCCTCTTTATTTTTTTCCATATATAGGTCATAAGCTGACCAAAACCATTTATCAGCCTTGTTGTTCCTGTCACATTTTACCCAATGTGGATAATGTCCTGTGACCGGATCCGGTTCACAGCATGGGATTGCACCATCTGGAATTTTTCTTCCAGGCTTTGCATCAAATCTCTTGTAAAATTCTCCATCAATGATAGCACAACATGAGCCATCCCATTTTACAGTTGCATCACCTTTTCCCTCTAGCACCCACTCCATTCCAGGTGTGACTTTCGGTAAAATGTCAACAATCATGTGATTCTCGAATACTCTTTCAAATAAAGTCGGTATTTTCTTCATTTCCCATCATCCCTTATATCTTCTTTCCACCGCTTGAAATCCTCGTAATCCTTACCTAATACCATTTCTGTTACCTCTAAACACACTTTTCTGTCGGGTTCGCTGGTGCAGAAGCCATTGCGGTTGTATCGGCAGGATTGAAAGCCACATTCTCCGTATTTTGTCATTTGAATAACCTCGGATTGAAAATATCGTAAAACCGCGGCATTTCTGACCGTTCCCTCTCCCTGCTCTTTGTCAGTTCATCGAACATATCGGATAGATCAGCTTCATTTATCGTCATCTTGACAGGTCGTGTTCGTTTCTTTCGGAGTTCTGCAAAAGCCTTGTCTATTTCATCTTCTTGTCTCTCCAAATAATCCTCTGAATCATCAGAAAGTCTTGCTTTGATTTCTGTGACTTCTCTTCTAAGTTCACTTACTTCCTTGTACAATTCTATCAACTGCTCTGAGTGATGTTCTGACACGTCAAATGCAAACTTATACACTTCCCGGTCAAGTTCTTCATCATCTTTCTTTATACAGTCCTCAACGATTTTCATATTTTCTTTGACAGACAGCTCCGCTTCAAGGTCAATAACCATCTGTGCTAGTTCGTCAATGGTGTGGTTTTCAACCAGTTCTTTTATTTTGTCTTTCATGGTTTCTCCTTTCTTAAATCACGTCCGCATTCCGGGAAAAAATTTAATTTATATCCTAACCAACGGTATCTATAATCTGTTGTACGTCCTGCATTCCGTTTTCCTTTACGTCTAGTCCAGTGGTGCATGACAAGAGCGACCGTGTATTCGTTCATGAATACATTATCCTTATCTCTGACTTGATTATCTTCCACGTTAAGATGTTTTCTGAAATCAAGGTTATCGCAAAATTCACACATCGCTATCACCTTCCATTACGCATCCAAAAATAAAAGCACCTATGAGTATTAAAATCAAAATAAGCAGTTTCATTGGTCATTCTCCCTGTTTGTTCCATCAATCGGTTTCCTGTGGTTTATGAAAATCTGCAAGTGTTCAACGACTTCTTTCAGAAAGTCTGTGTCATAGTCGAACATTACAGGTTCTTCGTGCATGATATTCTCAATGATATGCCCTGCAACTTCAAGCGGTGTTTCGGGAAATAACAGGCTTGTTGCAATATTCTTCATTTCCAAATATTTATCCAGTTCGATATATCCTTTTCCGTCAACGCTGATTTTCCCATTTCTTTCAATAGGCTTTTCGATATACTCTTTCTTCTCATATTCTTCACACAAATCGCTCATAGCACCATTCCTTTCAATCCATCCTGCGGAGTTGAACCGCTCTTTTGCACCAACAGGGGGAAGTACAACGTGCTACCGTTACACTAAGATGGATTCTTTATGACAACATATCAAAGAGGTTGTTTTACCCTATGGCAAAAAGGCAAAACAAGTGCTGTGGTGAGGATTTGCACCCCACATGACTTATTTTATCCGAAATGTAACTGAATAAGCCTCTCGCATTCCTGTTACCAATGTCTACCTATTCCACCACACAGCACCGTAAACATAGTTAGGAGCGTTACAAAAAAGTAACACAATGCCGGATATATTCCGACAAATCCCCACGGAGTTTCTGACGCTCCTTGACAGCTCTCGCTATGGGGTATGGAGGACTTATGAATCAAAAAATTCACAAGCCGAACGGCAACAGGTGGAATCGAACCACCGCCTCTGAACGACTTGCTCAGCCTCTTACCATTTAAGTTATGTTGCCTGTGGGCATGATGGTTTTGACCTATCAATAACACCACCAAGCTGATAGGTATTTTTATAATGCCCAAATCCGCATGGCGGAGCCGAGCCGCCTGTAGTATACTTGCAGATTTCTTCTGATTAATCTTTCGTATTTTCTCCCTCTGCGGATGCTGACGCTGGGATATGTCAGCTAATTGCGGTCGTAGCTCAAAACCGCTTTTCCTTGCTCTGGCTTTTATTTATTGACGCTTACAGCTCGCCGTCATAATTTTTATAGGGGAATTGTGGCTTGTTCCAAAATGGATTATTGTTTTTCAAACGGATAATCATGTCTTTTTCCAGCAATAAATTATCATCTGATAGTCTCGGAATAAGACTATTTTTAATCCATTGTGAGTTTTCATTGTCAATTACATCTCCAGCAATAATGATCTGATCGAATGTATATTTATCCACTTCCTTATGTCCCGGAAACATGAATTTAATCAAACAACCGTCCAGTTCAAATTTCAAATTCTCTTTTTCGTGATATCTTATGTCATCTTTCCTCTGTCGGCATACAGCCATGTATGCCCTTGTCATATCAGATATTGTCGTAGATGTAATGCAGATTCTTATTTTTTTATCCATCTTTATCATACCACCCTGCCTGTTTTAATCCGGGGTACATAAAAGCCACGATCAGAAAACAACTTCCGGCAATCTTTAGACCGATGATTCCAAACCATATCGTCAAAATCAAGCCGATCAATATACCAAATGTCGTAACACTGCTGATGCCACCTAAAATTTTATACCCGTCAGATAGTTCCTTTTTATCTTCTTTCATTTCACACCTCAATCATGAATCAATACCCTGCCATCGTCTGTCTGTTCTATTTCCGTAATCTCAAGATCGTATTGCTCATTTTCACAGATCAGCACTTCTGCATCTGAATCATAATCCTGTAATTCTTCAATCAATTTTTCAACTGTCATAAGATCATCCCCTTTTTTATTTTTGAAAAATTTTGAAATCAACCCTCGTCCTTATGGTTCTGCTCATATTCCAAGATGATTTCTTTCAGTTTTTTCTTGGTTTGCTCCGCCATGTCGCTGTACTTGACTTCCGCAAGCAACTCTTTGAAATGATTTGGGGCAGATTCTATTACCTGTTGTGGATTCATGATGTTTCTCCTTTCTTTTCCGTTATCGTGATACCATTGATTTCCTGTCCGTTCCTTAATGCCTGTATAAACCTATGCTCTAACAAAAACTGAAATCGGTTTATAAACGCCGTAAGCGGCACGACAAAATCATTTCCCGTGTCGTAATCCCTGATTATGGCACTTTCAACGTCTATGCCCGGAACTTCCAGTAATGCCCTGTTATCACGATATGCGGCTAATTCCTCTCTTGTGCAAGGTAATTTAGACGGATGCAGGATTTCTCTTGCAATATCCTTTATAGCCATATCCCAATAATCACCATCCATGTTTACATGGATATAGTCATGTATGTTCTTTATGTCATCCTCTGTCAGACGTGTTGGTTTTCTCTTTGATTTATCTTCTATTTCGGGAGATTTATCTAAAATAACCATCACAACCCCTCTCTTTCCGCCTTGAATTTCGCCGCACGGTCACGCATGATTTTATGTGCCTTTTCTCTTGGTGTTCCGTGGGGGAATGTGGCAATTATGCGAATTTTACCATGCACTATATTGTTTGTTAATAGATTATAAAATGTCACTTTATTTTCACTTTTGAGTGCAGTCCTTGCATGTTGCATCTGTGTCTCTTCAAGTGTCTTGTAATCATACTCATTCCAGTATTTATCCTTTATTGTTTCAGATGTGTCAATTTTTATATCATCCGTGTCATATTCTTCGATTTCTGCATAGTCATAGCAATCTTCATCATTGGCAAGTGCGACAACCCTTTCCGCTTCTTCCCTCGTCAGCTTCACTCCGACTATATGATAGTCTGAATATGATCCTTGTGTTATGACGTAGACTTTCATACTGTCACCTCGCTCATTAACATTTCATTTGGCATCTGCATCAGCAGTCGGAATGTCTCCTTGCCCTTGACGGTTATGTATGTCTGCACATTTGAGTAGCCGTATGGTGACTTGAAATCCTTCATCTGGAACAGCCCGGACTTCACATACTGTTGATACGGCTTTATGATATTGTGCCTGTCATTGTATATATAACCATGTTCACGGAGCCAGTTATTAAATGCTTTCTGTTTCATGTTAAACTCTTTCGCACAGTCTCGGAACGTTGTCAAAAGTTTGGCATCTACCAGTCCATCAAAATATTGCCCTTTTGGTTCTAGGATTTCAACACGTTCTTTTAGCCTTTGCTTTTCTTCGTATTCCTCAATCCATCGTTTAGCACGTTCTTTCGGGTCCTCAATCATATAGGAGTCCTGTTTTATGGAATATGAGCCTGTTTTCCGTATGGATGGTAATACTTCCGATGTTACCCAACGCTTAAATCTCTTCGATGAATCTAGTTGACTTCTCAAAATCATGGAGTACATCCCAGATTCATTTATCACTACCATACCCTGCGCACCAGAGGGGGTCATTATCGTGGATGCCCTCCTGTCATCATCGTCAACATTTGTTATTACTGCTTGATTTGTATTCTTATAACCAAGGGATAACGCTATATCCTTTGCTACAAACCATATTTCTCCATCAATTAGAATTGTCCTTATCTTTCCAAACTCTTTGTTTCTGAAAATCGTTACTTCGTTCATGTTATTACCGCCTTTCTGTAATCGCCTTAAATTGCGGCATGGAAACGTCTAAGGCTTGACGCTTTCGGGAGCTACCCTATCCATGCCATATTGATAACCCGACGGTGGGATTTGAACCCACGGACATCTGCCCTCTGCTTTTCAAGCAGCACCCCCTATGATTGATGTCTGCCACAGCAATTAGCCAAACTCTGCCACATCGGGATAAACTCTTTTTTATTTTAAAAAATTTTCAGAAATGTCAATCAATCTTCTTTGCATCATACGGCAGCCACATGTTCGGGTTAAAATTCAAGGTGTATCTGTAGTTGTTTACATCATTCTCACCCAAGTTCAAATCCTCTACTACATAGGTCACATTGTCGCTCAAACCTACAAAGTGCTTTACGTATGTCCCATCATCCTCTACAATGATTTCAAGCTGATTGTCCTCCGTGTCAGCCGTGATGGACATTTTCCCAGTCATCTGAAACAGGACATCACCTTTGATGCAGTTCATTACTGTAAGCTGACGGACGATATTGAAGTTGTCAGCTTCTTTCGACAGATTATAACTGACTTTCTCTGATTGCGTGCATCCAGTAAATGAAATAATCATAGATGTTGCCAGTGCTAATGCAATAAGTTTCTTTCTCATGGTTTCCTCCGTTTATTTTTCTTATATGTTTGCTGATACTTTTCAATTACAAGTGCTTCTCTTACCATATCCATGACTTCATCCTGCTTTTCTTTCGGAAGGGATTTATACAATCTGCTTGCAAGCCTTGATGTAGCGATTAATTCTCTATCTTGCTTTTCCATGGCATCAACTCCTTTTTCTCATATCCTGTTCAATCAGTTCCCGGATGTACTCGGAGATTTTCTTGCCTGTTTTGGCGGTGATTCTGTTCAAATATTCGTTTATTTCATCATTCACACGGAAAATTATTCTATGTGGTTTAGGATCAGACGATGTGTGCATAGTTTTGTCCCTTTCTAGGTCTGCCATTTGTTTTTTTCGGAGTTTTCAACGCTTCTGTTAATGTCATCCCCATGGATATCATGTTGTGTCTCCTTTCTGTATGACAAATAGAATATATGTCTCACCTTGGAGTGCTTAATAGGTCGAACATGCGTTCTCCCATAAACCCCCTCCCCCGTCTCCATCCAGAGGATGCGGTTTATTAAATAGACCGATAAAAATTACCTGCAAATATCGGCTTTTTAAGGCTCTATCTCTCTTTGATAAACTGTTGTTTAGTCCAAAGAGTGCCATCAAAGTTCCATAAACCCTGTATTTATCGGGGTTTCGGGGATTATGCTATATATCCCCCCATCAAAATTATTGTGCAAAATGACGGGAAAATTAGCTGTCAGGCATATCAGGAAGCCCTTTTAATGGTTCTGCGTACTGTGCTTCTATCTCTTCCACCGTCCTTACTTGCTGATGTGGGTTCTCGATCTGTTTCGGTGCTGTCTCAACGTATCCATAGTTTGCTTTAAGTGCAAATATGCAGCCTATCTTGTTACTTTCTGATGCTCCCCGATATAGATTTTGTTCGCATTCTGCAAGCCACTTTTTGACCGTGACGGAATGTGAAATGCTTAATTCCCTTGTATATTCCTCGTTTGGGTGGTTTAATTTCCATCCTGCAATGTCCTTTATCCTGTTTCCATCTGTGTCATAATACAGATATGATCTCGTTTCTTGATTTTTCCAGGAATTGACTGTATCCCTGTTTATATTTATCAACATGCTAAACTCAATAATTGAGGGATATTTATTGTACTTGTAGCATAGCCCTGTATATATATCCCATATTCTATCAATCCCCTGTATGTCATCATAATCAACTGGATGCTTCTTAAAATGATTGATAGAGATATACTTTATCAATCCATTAAACAACGTGTTATTCTCGTATATCTTTTCTGGATCGTCAAGAGTTGATATATATTCATCTGTCAGTTGGTGGATTGTGTCAAGATATACTTCCACATTCGTTCCATCTGCTATGATCGTGTTCTTTTTCATTTCCACCACCTCACAATCTATCAATTAAAAATTTATAGCAATAAAAAAATGCAGTCCTTTGAAAAGCCATCTGACAAGATGATGGCTGACAAAGTCACTGCACTCGATGTTGCTGTTTGTCGTTGGAGACGCTCCGCTCTCCCTCTTGCATACCGTCAACGCAACTCCCCTTGTCTGGGTAAGTCTACCAACGTATAGACTGGTAGGTTTCTGTTCTTGTATGCAAGCTGATTTATTTTATTGATATGGATTATAGAACAATCGTTCGAGAATGTCAAGAAAAATTTTAATAAATCACATCTTTCAAAATTTGCTCTACTTTCAGTTTGTCAAGAATCCGTATATGTCTACGCTGACAGTAGACCTTTACTTTGTGGATTGCATTTTCCGGGCTATGAGAAAATACTTCCCACGTCAAAAATCTCCCCTGCTCCGTTCCTGCTGTCACTTTATAGACGTTCTTCTTTCGTTCTTTATATATTTTCTTTTCTGCCATCTTAAAATCACCCTTATAAAATTATTTGTTATATCGAAATTATATCGTCAAAATATAATATATCGACTATTATTTATATTATAGTCAAAATATTATATATCGACTATCCCCCCTCACCTACCCCTTCCGGGGTAGTCCCCCCAGGGGGAAGAGGACTATTAAATACCTTTTATTTGTAGGTTTTAGACAATATATAAATACTGGCTATAGTCAAAATCTATATACAGTCTAAAATTTAATTATAGTCAAAATATAAATACTGTTACAGAATATTATATATCGACTATAAGTAAATTTTAAGACTATATGTAAATATTGCGATATAATATACTAAATAGTAAATAATTTAATACGCCCCCTGTTGGGTGCGAGTATACCATAGATTTTTAAATCTGTCAACCATCAAATTGATCTAATGAAAAAACGCATAAAAATAAAAGGGCATCCGGTCAAGATACCCCTTTATGTTGTAATATCGTCATATCAAAACCCACACCATAACTCCCTATTGCTGTCCCAGATAGTCTCAAGATCATCATCAAACCAGTAAAAATCATCATCTGGCACGTCCTCGCCATACTCAACATCCAGTGTGCCGTCATCTTCATGCAGGACGGCCACTTCCTCCGCATCCTCCGCGTCCAAGGTCTCATATCCGTACTGGTCGGTATATAGCGGATCGGCATCATCCGGGAAAAGCGCGATCTCGTCCCCATCTGACATATCATGTATCAACGCTTTTTTCGCATCCCACATATCCTCAAAATTTCCGGCAAACTTTGCCGTGCTGACAACTTCTCCATATTCCACGATATATGCTTTCATAACATCCTCCATTCTGCCCCTCTAGGGGGCTTAAAATCCATTTAGGTAAAAATCCATCGCCCCATAGCTACAAAATCGTTCTATGGGGCTTGTACGCGATCACAGGGCATATACAACAAAGTACTTATGCCCCTCATGGTCAACCGTGACCATATCCCCGGATTTTAAACCGTCAAGGTATTTAACGTATCCCTCGACCGTTCCGCATCCGGCGGCTTCCATATCTTCCTGCAACAGCTCCGGGGCGTCCTGTTGTTGCGTCTCGACATACTCCTCTGGGCTGTCATATATGACCGTTCCCCTGTCTAAATGTTTCTCTGCTTCTTCCCTCGTGCTGTTGTCTGCCATCAAAATGGCAATTTCTTTCTCTCTACTCATAACATCCTCCATTCTGCCCCTCTAGGGGGCTTAAAAACTTATTTATAAAAAATATAGTATTGTGACACGTAGTCATTGTCAAAACCTGTATCATCTTGGTGTTCCAGACACCAATTTTTTACAGTGTTAAAATCCCCTTCTATCATTTTGACCGAGCCATACCAGACGCCCGCGTCTGTGCTTTGTTTAAGCACTATAAACTTTCCGCTGCCACCGAAATTCTCGTTCATGTATTTAACATTATCGAGTTCTTTTTCGATATTCCTTTTCATATTGTCCTCCATTCTTCCCCTCTGTGGGCTTAAAACTTTATTTTCTGTTCCGTGTCCGGGGCTGGTGTCCGATCACTGTTAATCCTTATCCCCTTGACACTTATTATAATAACATTTTGTGCCTTATATGTCAAGTGTTTTTTGTGCCTTTCATAAAATATTTTCTTCTTTTTCCAATTTTTCCATGACGGCAATCTGTATGAATTTTGCTATGCTACTATGTCCAGCCTTTTTGATTCTGTCTTTTGTGCCAATTTTAAAACGGCAATTGACACGCTCAAATTCTTTATCGTAGTTATAAACGGCTCTTCTTTGTGCTGCTGTAGTTTTGTGATTACTTTCCATTTTCCATTACCTCCTCTATTATTTTTTGTTTTTCTTCTGGATCCGCTCCGTTGGCATAATAGTCTATACTGCTTGCAACTTTACATATTTTATTCATTTCTTTTGTGTGGCTAGATGCAATATTTTCTTTATTATATCCTGTTTTATCAGATTCAAATTTTTTGATGGCATAATTTTCATAAAATCTAAGATTTTCGATCCCTGGAAGTTCCAGAACGCAAAAAGCATAAAACGTATCACCATCATTATAGTCCACCTGCATATCACTATTTATATGGGAGTTATTGCGTAACTTTGACCTATGGTTAATAATTCTTTGTTTTACATTTTGGGAAGAACCTATATACAGCTTTCCCTTAGATTCATTCCATAAAGCATATATACCAGGTACTCTTTTTATGCTATCAGATATGGATAGACCCATGTTCTCACCTCCTTTACTATATGATATATTATTTTGTGCCTTATGTCAACAAAAACTTTTACTTCTATTATATGGTGTAAAAATATCTGATATATTATTTTGTGCCTTATACAAAATATACAATTACTTCTTTATTTTGTGCCTTATATTTGGTTATTTTGTCAATTGTTTTTGTGCCTTATATATGTTAGTATATATACAAGCTAAAGGATAGGAAACAACAAAACCTAGTAAATTCCAGAATGGTTGAATCAATCGGACTGGAACGGAAAAGCAGATAGTTTCCTAAAATAAAAAAATGGAGGACAAAAAAATGAAGAATTATATCGTAAAAGAAAGTGGTTTAGTAGTTGGAGAAATGGAACTGTACCCGGATGAAGTCAAAATGATGCAGTCAGAGGGATTTACGATCATCCCGGTTAGATAGCCCCTATCGGTTCAGCCGGGTTCGATTCCCGGCGGGGGATTTCCAAAAAAATAAAATCCAACCCATGGGTTAAATGGGGGAAAGAGAGGATATCATGAAAAAATATATTGCAGAGAAGAAAGAGAATAAGGAACTGAACGGAGTGGAGTTATACTTTTCGGTATATCCGTTAGCAGGAACAAAGGAAACGCTCAAAAAAGCTGGTTTCCACTGGAATAGAAAGAAGTCCTGCTGGTATGCGAAAAAGTCAGCTGATACTGACAATATCGCTACAATATGTGCCGAAACGACTATTGACGAGTACAAGAAAATAGCAAGCACCACAGGCGAAACGGTACAGGGAATCGGAAATACCGCACCAAAAACCAAAAAGACAACGAAAAAGGCAGCCAAGGAAGAAAAAATCAACCTTGACGGATTAGGAGAGAATGCTCCTAGCCTTTACGGTGCAGAACTTGCAGCCGCTATCCGTGCGGACCTAAAGAAAAGAGGGGTAAAGGGTGTGACGGTCCGGGCCAGGCGTGTTACATACGATACCGGGATAACAGTTACGATCAAGGCAACTGCTGATGACTTCGCAAGCATAGAAGAAATGGCAAAACGCTACACAATAGGACGGTTCTCTTGCGGTATAGACAGAACATATACAGGCGGTAGATATTTATATAGCAGTGAATGGGAAAAAATGACAGATGAAGAGAAAGAAAAAACTTTCAAAAATTATCTTGCTGAAAAATCAAAAAGTCTTACAGGAGTAAACTTCTATAGGTTTGAAGATAGTAGAAATGACTATTTTGAGCTGACAACCGACTTTTACAATAAGGTCAAGGCGGTTTATCTGATCGCAAACCAGTGGAACTATAACAACTCCGACAGCATGTCAGATTATTTTGACATTGGATATTATCTTGACATCGACATCAAAAAACCTGCTGATTTTGAACCACGGCAGGAAATGACCGAAAAAGAAAAAGCCGACTATGCAGAGGAAATCAGACTTGCAGAGGAAAGAAGAGCTGCTGAACTGGCAGAATATGAAAGACGGCAGGAAGAAAATAGGAAAGCATGGGAAGAATCAGAAAAGAAATGGCAAGCTGATGAAAAGATAATCAATGAGAATATTGAGGTTGTTGACCTGCCGGTGGATGAACAAATCTATATCACAAATCTGATCGGCGGCGTAGGAAAAGAAATAAATCTGGACGAACTGAATAAAACCATAGAAAGCGGTCATGCCTTAAAAGAGGATGCACTTATCACAAGAAAAGTGATTTTTAAGACAAAAGAAGCTTATAAGGCATTTACAAGGTATCTGTGCAATGATTTTGATTTCCTTGCTGGAATGGGCGGCACAGGTTCGGACGATGTAAGGCTTGAGGGTGTAAAAGCTATGTGGCAGCTCAACGAGGAGCAGCGGCAGAGCGTAAAATGGTATCTCTGTAATTGCGTAGCTATCTATTGCGGCGATAAGCTGGAGCTTATCTGTGACCCACAAGGTTACAATTACAGCAGATACACCTACAGGATGACGGAAGAAAGCGAGATATTGACCGCAAAAACGGAAACAGACAGACAGCGGAAAGAATCAGAAAGCAAGACAGCGTTTTATTTTCCTGATGCAGTCGAAAAGCAATCTGAAAATCTGGAAATCGGACAGGAAATCACGATATATCAATGTGATGGCTGGAATCTTAATAGCATCTATGGTGGTTTTGGAACTATTCAGAATATTGAAAAAGGCGACTATGCACAACACAAAGACGGTATCTGGATAACATTAAAGCAAGGCAGAAAAAAGAATAAAGTATTCATCAGGGACGGCAAACAATGCCTGATCTATGCAGGGATAAAGCCGAAACTGCCGGATAACGTGACAAGGAGAGAAATCAGCAGGGGCAACGGTTGCACAATGTATGAAATGTTTAATTATGACCAGCTATTCCCAAACGTGTTAGAATATTACGGAAATAATGGCGAAAAGCCATTGATTGACACAATACAACGGTAGAAATAGACGTGTGGGGCGGTCAATCCGTCCCACGGATAAAGGACTATAACCTTTTTCACAAGGTCACGAAAAAGGCTATCAGTTTGAATACAAGGGGTTCATTATGAATAAAATCACATTAAATAACCTAAATATCGACCCATGCATCTACTTTTTTGGTACAGAAGCAGAAATCGAAGCGGCAGAACAAAAAGAGCGGATGCAGGCAGAAAAGATTGAAAGTATCATCTTTTCGGGAAACTTCCAGGGGTTGTCATGCCGGAATGGCTTAGGACAGGAATTGATTTTGACTTATAGCATCCGTCAAGGGGTTTTATTTCAGCTGACATATATTGACCCGGACGGGATCCCGGAGATGTTTACCCGGAAAAAGTCAGATATGCAAGATGGATTTTAAAGTATTGACAAAAGCAAAATATAGCCACATACAGACGTTTTACAACGTCAAGGCGATAATTCCCTAGGGTGACGATATATAAAACGCCTGTATCAGTTTTATATTCGTTTCCGTGGCACTTTCTTCTTAATGTTTTCGATTTCTGTATGCCAAACCTTAATCCCGTTCTCGATTGTGTACCAGCGTTTCACCTTTTGGTCAAAGGTATAGACCTCCCCTTGATAGCGTACATGCTTATTTCCTGACCTGCCGCCCATCTAAACCGCCCCCTTTAGTCGCTCCGTCATCTGCTGACCGTATGATTTTAGATATTGTATATCAATGTTAACGTCAATGTCAATCGGTTTCCCGACTATGATTAAGCGCGTAGGTTCTAACCGCTCTACCATTTCATGCACACCAGCCCGGAACGCTTCACGACCAGCCGGAAAATGACAGCCGTTAGTAGACGTGGCAAGACACGAACGCTTAGGCAAGCCGTCAAAGCACCAGTCAAAAGAGGATTCATCAGACCACGACACCGCCGGGATGATATGCACGCCCCAGGCGGTCAGATAAAATTCCAATGCCCGGTTGCGGTACACATTATAAATCTGCAACGCTAAAG